CGCCACCTATGTTCACATCAATTTTAGAGCCAGCACCAACACGCACATCTTCATCAGGATTTCCCATGCCGCCAATCACAATTAAAGTTTCTTGACCTTGCATGTAAAGCGTATGTCGATAATCTGCTTCGCCACGATATATCAACATGCACGAATCAACTAAACCTTGCAATGGCATTGCATCCACTTTAGCTAAGTTGTTTTTACTGTTAATAAACACAAACGGTATTTGCTGTAATGTTTCTGACCGAATTGCAGGAATATATCGCTCAGTCATGTTTTCAAGACTTATGGTATCGAAGCCTTGATAAACCGATTGCACATAACCGTAACCGGCATTTGACGGCTCATTAGCTTCAATGTCACCAAGTGTCAATACGCGATAACGATTTACCCATTGCCATTCAAACGATTTTCTAAAGTAACGTGACTCATCAAGTACGACTAAATTAAGACTGTTTAAACCACCAATATTATCGTTATCGTCCCAGTTAATGATTGTTTCAGCTGGATACATTGCAATGTATGGCTCAAGCTCAGTAACCTTATCAGCAGGTAAATCAAGCAATAATCCGACACGACCTGTTAATAATTGTTCGTGATGAATTTTTCTAATCAGAGTATTTAAACTATCGTTAGTAATTGTTGCCTTTTTACGCAAAAATTCCATCTTAGCCGGTAGCTCAATAATGGTTTCTTTGTTATTTAAAAGACCAATATAAGATTGCGTGGCAGTTGCTACATAATCAGGAAATACTGCACGTTGCTTATATGACTCATAATTAATATAACCGACTTCTTTAACATTCATACCGTCTTGCAAATGACTTGCTGTCGCTGGCAGGTACAATTGACCTTTGCGCTTAACGTATCTCTCGCCAGCGTAACAATCACGCGCTGTTACCCAGTCGGGTGCTTGCATTAAATATTCAGGGTGTTTTGTTGTTATCATGTTAAACGCCTACCTTATCGGAAGTAATATTGATTAGATAGACATTTAGTCCACCCATCGCACTCATGAATTGCGTATATTGGTCGGTTGTTAAATTAAAGTCGGGAATGAAACTGGCAATTGCGGGAGCAATGATGACAAAAATGTTTAAAATAATTTGAAATCGCTTAACGCCTGTTGCACATGATATGACATTTCCTTCTTTCAAAGCTGTGATTGGTGACATGCGCCATCCCTCGAAAATGTTAATTTTAATCACTGCTTATACCATATAGGTCGTTTTTTGTAAATAAAGCAACTTTCAAAAAAAAAAAACCGAAGCAGTGTGACGTACTTCGGTTAAAGGAGTTCCACTAATGGAATGACAATACTATATCACATTATGGAATCACTTAGCAAAGGCATGTACATTTTGCTGAAATATTCTTTTGAAATCCATGTGACATAATCGATATTTTCATTAATTTCAGTAACAACTAAATAACCATCTTCATTACTTTCTACCTCATCAGTTCCATCTGAGATGTAAATATCGCCACCAGTTATTGACAATTCATATTCAAACCATGTCATCGGTTTGGCTTTTACTTTTGCAAAACTCACATAACTTTGCATTCTATGCTCCTTTTGTTTTACCAAATCTCGCTCCGGTAGCAGTTGATAATATTTTGTATCGTAATTCGTCAGCAATATGGTCACAAGAATCCGTATCCAAATCGTCTAAGTTTTTAGAATCACGAGGGAGTGTTGGGAAAATTTCAATGAAATCTTTACAAGTATTAAAAACAAATAATCCTGCCTTTTCGCGTATTCCTGTAGGCGGTTTAAAAGAATTGCTCAAAAACTCTCGAACAGCAATCCATCCACCGACACGACTTCCAGCTGACTTATCTGACCTTGCCCATGCTACGCCTTGGCGTATTGTCCCATCGTCCAGTCTAACCGGCTTTAACATGTCACCAGCAATCGAAATACCTGATTGAATGTTCCATATTGCATTATCGGCTGCACCAGCGCGTACACGCCCATAGATGCCCATTTTTAGTTCTCTTTCGATGATGCCTTTGGAAATCATTTCATTTTTCATATACAAACCTTTGTTTGTATCATCAGGGTCACAACCATACCATTCACCTATTCTGAATACATCGCCTTTCACTGTTGACATCAATCGCCCATTGGCAAGAACAATATCTGAGCCATCAGAAGTCCAATACCAACCGACAGAAAATGGTGCGCTACTTCCCCAGTCAAAACATCTATCAATTGTACCCGCATTAGGAATATTAAAAGGTTTAACCACATGCACAAAACTATCCCAAACATCATCGAACATACCTCCGTCAACACCAGCATCCCAATCGCCAAATAACCAAGCTCTGCGTTTAGCAGGGTCTTTGATTTTATATAAATCGACAATATATTTTGGTGAAAGTTTTTTGTTTTCTGCCCAAGTTGAAAAAATGTGACACTGTGTCGTAGTTATTGGTTCGACTTCTTGGGTTCGAGGATTTAAAATTTCTACAGTTGTTTTTAGTATTTCACCCGATATACTTGCATCGATAAAGCGTTTTTTAAGCCAATTTCGACCAACACCTGATGGGTTGCTGGTATAAAATTGACACATGGGAATTTCAGGCAGTATTGTGCCATCTGATAATGGATTTTCTTCAGGTACAAATGATGACCGATTGAGTGATGACAATAAATCGACTATCACAGGTGTGGGTTGCTTACTGACCTCGTTAACACCGATAAATGGAAACTCTGACCCATGTAGCTTGTCATAGTCATCCATTGAACGTATGGCGCGTAGGAGTAATTCTTCGCCTGTTTTCCATACCCATTTGTACTCACCTTTTGATGCCAAAAATTTAGCACCATCATTGAACTGTAAAAAATATTTTTTAGTTTTTCCGATAATATCATCAAGTGACGATAACTGTGTATCGATGATTAATCCGCGCCAGAAAATACCATAACCTCTACCAACAGTTTGCCGAAATCGCATAATTTGAACGTCTGTCTTACCGCCACCACGAGTACCGTGATAGAGTATGGTATTACTTGGACAAGACATTGCCAATCGTTGACTGCCTTCCTGTGCTTCCCAAACTAATTTTTGATTTGGTTCTAATTGCATAATTGTTATTATTAAAATGGCTCAAAATAAAAAAGGCAACCAACGAGCCTGAAGGTTGCCTTTCTTTTTATAGCAAAATAATTATTTGCAAACTAGCAAACAACTTTTTTACCTTTACCTTTACCAGTGCCTTTTTTTGGCATCATTGGTTTTTTCATAGCAGCCATGATAGCTTCTCCAGTCAGATTAAAATCGAATCCTACTTTAACTTAGTACCGCAAACGGTACAAGTAAAATTATTTTTAGTATCTGAATTCATCACACGCATATCTTTGCCATGTAACTTATCTTGTGATTGACCTGCTAATGATTTTTTGTCGCAATTATTGCATCTTTTAATCTCAGCCGTCATTTTGAATTTCCTCGACAGGCGCTACAGGTAACTCGACATCAATTACGCTATCATCAGTTAGTGCAAATAGCGCTATTCTTTTTTCAAGTGCCACTAAGTAGCCAGTCATGTGTAATAACTGTGTGTTAAGTAAAGCTACATGTTCCTGTGAAATATCCACATTAATTGCGCCATGTGCAAGGTCTGTTAAGAACTTTGACAAGTCATTAAGTTTAACCTCTAAGGCTTCTTTTTCACTAATTACTCTTTCTTGGAATGACATAATTTTTCCTCTAAGTTGGTCAGTTATGAGGGACTTGCACCCCCGACCTCAGCGCTCTACCAAACTGAGCTAATAACTGTAATATAAACGTGGTGTCCTCACAGGGAGTCGAACCCCAATCTTACGCATTATGAGTACGGAGCATTGACCGTTATGCTATAAGGACTTACTCAATCACATACCAATCATCTGCAAGTGTGTCACTAACTGATGCAACCCATGTGTCAAATGAATTTCTGGTATTTTTAATAACAAAATGCGCACATAATTCTGAAAATTCAAAGTCACGCGCTTTAACTAATTTAACATACATACCATTACCGTTCCAGCCAGCGCGAGCCACAATGTGACCCACTTTAAGCGCTTCAATTGCCATACCAAATGACAATCTATCAACAGGGCGATAGGCTTTTGAAAAAACTTCTTTTGGCGACCATGTAACATAGCCGTCATACTGTACGGTATTAGCTTGACCACCATCAAGATATTCAACTAAATAACCTGCGTCGTTTGGGTTTTCATCTTTTGGAAGTTCCCATCCGCGAAAATCATTGTACTCTTGACGTGTCATTTCAACAGCGTTAATTACTTTTGTGCCGATATATTGTCGCATAAAATTTCTCAATTGTTGTAACGTAGTAAAATATCACGACAAATGCCTGACCGAACAACGTCATCGATGGTGAAATAGCAAAATTGAATGTTATTCACATTTTGTAATCGATTCATAGCATCTTTAAGTCCTGATTTACAACTTATATCACATTGATTCACATCACCATCGATAATTATCTTACAGCCTTCACCAACACGAGTTAGAAACATGCGCATTTGTTCAACTGATGTATTTTGTGCTTCATCAAGTATCACAACTGAATCGGTGAATGTCACACCTCGCATATAGGCTAATGGTTTGAACTCAATCATTTTCTTATTCAGATAATAATCCACCACAGGCTTACCCAAACGTCGTGATAATATCTCTATCATTGGGAGCATCCAAGGCTCAGTCTTATCTGATAATTCACCTTTCAAATAACCAAGGCTTTCACCAGCTTCAACTATTGGACGACAAATGATTATTTTGGTTATGTTTTTTAATTGCAATTGTTGCGCAGCATAACTTAGCGCAATATAACTTTTTCCAGTACCAGCGCAACCTACGCCAAAAGTAATAATATTGCCATAAATTGCATTTAAATATTGTTGTTGTGCATCGTTTAAAGCAGTGGGTGCTTTGACATGATATGTCTGCTCAACCTG